CCTCAGCGACCGAATAGGTGACAGCAAGGCCATGATCGACGGCCTGCAAGCCTATATCCGAAACGTCTGCCTGAAATGAAGAAAGCCCCTCGCGGGGCTTTTTTTATGCCATAATTTCAGCGGGTGAACGCAGGCCACGGCCATCGTGCGCAGAGTAGCCAAGAAGCCCCCGAATAGGGGGCGACGCTCTAAGCGGCAACGGAACCGTTCTGCACGACCGTCAGCCGTGGCGGCGTTTTCGTCTTTATCATTTCCCGCACGAACCGATCCCACACTTCCATCGCCTCGCGCTTCTCATCGAGATAGCTGTACCGGTCATAGCTCTTCGAACTCACGTCTTGGAGCGTATGGTTTTGCAGCCGGTCGCGGATCTCCTTCGTCAGTCCGGCCTTGCCCGCCAGCGTCTTGAACGTCCTGCGCAGGTCGCGGTTCGTGACAGTCGGCACTTTACCCTGATCACGGACGCGCCACAGGAAGGAGTAGAGCGTGCTGTGCTGCACGGACTTCGACGGATCCTTGCTGCCTGGGAAGAACCAGCCGTGTTCGTTCGGCGTGAGGCTGTCCAACAGGTCGCAGGCAATCGAGGGCAAGGGAATGCTGTGCGGCTTTCCGTTCTTCGTCTTCGACCAGTCCAGCATCTTCTCTTCACGGTCATACTGGTCAGTGTGGAGGGTGCAAATCTCCTGCACACGCTGGCCGGTCAGCATGAGCAACATAATCGCCCGTGGGTAGGCCGGATGAATTTCAACGTCAGGATTTTGCAGCCAGCGCCACAGCACGACCCACTCGTCTACATCGAGCCACCTTTCGCCGCGCACCTTCGGTTCGGTCGGAATACCCGCTGCCGGATTGTGAACCAGCTTGAACCGGCGCGGTGACGTGCTGCGATAGTCATGCTCGCTCTTAATGCCCCAGCTGTACGCTGACCGGATATAGCTTCGAACGTGGTCGGCCATCGCCTTCTTGCCGCGCTCGAAAATAGGCCGGATCACGTTCAGCACGTCGTCCGGCTCGATATCCCGCGCCAGCCGGTTGCCGCCGAGCTGGTCAGCAATCTTTTTCAGCCCCTTCTTTGCCTGAGGCCATGAGTTTTTGCCGTCAGCCTTCATCGCCTCGACATAGGCGTCAAACAGGTCATTGACGGTGCCAGGGCGCGTATCGTTCACGACCTTGATGGAACTGCCCTTGTGGATCATGGAGGCATAGTCACGGGCGAAAACCTCGCGGGCATCGGCCAGCGACATATGCGGGTAGCTGCCTACCTTCGACTTGGTGCGCTTGTTGTCGCGGTACTGCTGAGCGTACCAGTCTGAGGTGACGCGGGTAGGCATTGCCTTGAGAACCAGCGTCAGGCGACCGACTCCGCGCCCCTCGCCATCGGTCAGGGTTTCAGTGGTTCCAGTTTTCTGAACGCGCTTTATCGCGCTTCGTATTTGTCCGTCTGTGAGTGCTGGCATGGGTACCTCGCTGGGGGCGTTTCGGGGATGATACAGGGGCGGTTACTGGTGTCGGTAAGGCCGACGTACCCCTGTTATTGATCAACCCGTGAATCACGTCAACATTCCGTTTTCCCTAAGGGATTCAACGGGTTTGAGCGTGAACCAACGTGAACTAAAAACTGTGAGTTGGGTGATTGTGCAACTTCCAATTTAAAACGAAATTATCGTTATAAATCAAGGTGGTTAAGCTTTTTATCTGGCTGGCTGGTGGCGGTTAATGGGGGCTGAATACATTTGACCCCCGCCACATACCCGCAACCATCCGGTAGCGCCGGATAGTTCACGGTCAGTCACTCGTACCGTTTGCCCGTCCACTTCCGGCGTGGCTCAGCGACCGAATCAGTTGCACCCCTCAGACAGTCGCTGGCGCTAATCAGCCCGCTGCGTTGCAGGAAGTCGATAGCCTCAGCCGGTTTCGTACTGTCTGGCTTTGCGACCTTCAAGGCGCGGGCGAGCACCTTCACCAGCATCACCAAATCGGGTAGGGCGTCCGGCTTTTGCGGGGCAGTGAAATTGGCATCCGGTTCTTGCACCAGAAGGATCACGCCATTCTTTGCACCTTCCAGCTCGCTGACCTCAGTCACCTTGCCGAACAACCGGTTTCCGTGGTCTGCATCGCAGGTGCTTACGTCTACAGAAACCTCCATACCTTCCAGCCATTCGATCAGCTGTTCGGGGGTAGGCTTTTGCGGGCGGTCATAAAGCGGCACCGGATGAGCGTCGGCGGGAGTACCCCAAATGTGGCCCTCATGCCCGCCCTTGATAGCCGCCAATGAACCAGAGCCTGTAAAAGCAACCGGCACCTGATCGCCTTTCAGCGCTGCGATTTCGGCCTCAAGCTTTGCACCGTACTGGACTGCTTTATAAAAACGCTCACCGCTTTCGTTAGCCAGCTGGCGTTCTTTATCAACAATCTTGCTGAGCACATCGGAGACAAATTCCAGCGCACGTTCTTCCACGCCGTCGTCCGCGCTGCCCAAATCCATTAACTGATGAACTATCTTGGAAGATAGCGCCGCGATATCAGTTGTCTCAGTCATAACGCCACCCCGCATTCGCTACAGAATTTATCACAGCGCTGGCGGCTAACTTTGTGCTGGCACTTGTCCTTATCCCATAGGCAGTTCGGACATATGTTGTTTGTCTTTCCATCGTACATGCTCCCGTATTTGTGGGTGCATGTATCCTGAAAGCGGGCTTTCATCTTTTCGTGCTCTTCGCTCAGGCGGGCATGCTTATCGAAAAGGCGGTTGCTTTCCTCTGCCAGTTCCCCAATTGTTCGACCGACAGTTTTGATTGTCTCAGCCATAATGGTTGCTCTCATAAATTGATTTGATATTCCGCGCAGAAGTCCTGCACATACGGACATTCCGCAGGGCTTTCGGTTTCGTTCACAACGTCGCAGCCGCCAGGGTGAAGACAGTTGCAATTCCGGCAGCTGAGACGATTGTCGAAACAGTTTTTCGCGAGGTGGTAGCCGTTGCACCTGCCGCCGCTGAACCGGTGCGGGAAATCATAGGCGGGACAGCGGCATGTGACCTGCCTGCCATCCCAATACGCTTTCCCGCCGTCCACTACTGACCGGCCTTAACTTTCGTCATCAAACTAACCGCGTTCGCTACAGACAGGTGGATCACGTCGTTCTGAGTGTAAGGTGACAGCTTTTCGGCTTCCCGTTGCAGATGTAGAGTGGTGTCGTCACCGTGACGGGTGATGTACCGGACGCGGAAAAAGTCATTGCCGACCGGCACAACGTCATTCGGGGCAACGTCTTTAAAAGGCTTTTCCGTCATTGCCGGTGCCGCGTCAGGGTGCAACTGCCGGATACCCTCAGCCACATCGAACAGAACGCTAGAATATTCAGCGTCTGCGTTGTTTTTGAATTCAAAGGTACCTGTGTCGGGATCGACCTGCCCGCTCTCGCGCTCAAACGCTTCTCGCGACTCGTCAACCCAATTTGCCGCCGCGACAATGCCGTCACGGAAAAACGACACGGCAGGCGGTGCCGGTTCGGTCGGCCAGCAATCGTAGCAGACCGCCTCGCCGTTATAGTGGAGCGTGCTGACCCCTTCGGATCCGCAGCTGGTGCAGTCGCGGCGCTCAGCCTGTGACCAGTCCGGTACCGGTGCCGGTGCCGTGGCTGGTGCTGCCGTCTCAGCAATCAGGCACTGGATTTTGGCTTGCAGCTGCGTGAGGCCGCCAACGTGGGTTTGACTGACCAACTGCATAATCTGCCGAGACAGGTCATAAGCGTATTCGTCAACGTCCGGCGCTGGCCGTTCTTTCTCGCTGCGAACCTGCGCGACGATATCGCAGAGGCTGGCTTGCTGAGCTGCGTTCTCGCCATTCAGCAACATGTCCAGCTCACGAACGAGGCGGCGGTGGTCGGTCAGCACTTCATCGTAATCCGCTGCCGTGGGTGCCTCCGGTGTTGGCTGGTTTTCTGCAACCTCCGGCCACAAAGGGCGGTAGTTTTTGCCATTGAAGATGACACCGCGTTTGTTGCTGTATTTGTCGAACAGCTTGCCGGTCATACGGTGAATTCGCTCGACGCGCTCACCAAGCTGTAAAATCGCCGTTGTCTTGGTAACACGGACTACTGGCATAACCAGTTGCTGCGTCCCGCCATTTGTCAGGCCGAGGTCTACTAAGTCGCCTACATTAAAAGTCATACCTTTCCTTATTCGCGGACAGTGGCCGCACATTTGACAGTATTCCGGTCATCCCACGCGTCCAGCTCACCCTCTTCGTACAGAACGGTCTTCCCGATTTTGGTGAACTTCGGCCCTATGCGCATCGAGCGCCAGTTAGCCAGGGTGCGAACCGATACCAACCCACGGTACCGGTCAGCTACTTCGTCCTGAGAGAGATAACGCCTCTTTGACACCGTTTTTGCTCCTGAGTGTTGCTGAAATCGAAACAGTAGTTAACAGGAACGAAACGGACTGAAAAGGGGGATTCCGTTATTTCGGCCCCTGTGCCAGCTCTATGGCGAACTCGTCGCAATGTCGGGCGATCATTTCGCACTCTTGGCTTTCCATCAGCTCACCGATTTGGTGGCACACGATTGCTTCTTTTCGATAGGAGACTGCCATCTGGCGCACGCCTTCGATCATCAACTGGCGCTGGTCGAGCGTGGCTGCGTACTGAATGGCGTTGTCGAGGATCAGCCGGTTGTGTCGCATCAACACGTCTTCAACCTGACGCAGCGGCGTTGCCGTCATGGCTACGGTCTGCTGGTGCAAAAACTGCTCGCGTTCGATCTGCGCCACAGCTGCCTGTGCTTTGTGGTTCGGTTCCATGATAGTTGTCTCTGATAGGTGATAAGCCCGCCAGCGAGGCGGGCAGGGGCTTAGAAGCGGTCGATCCGCCGCGTCAGCACGTTGAGGTAATCCGTCATGTGAATGAACTGCTCACTCAACAGGGCGCGGTCTTCTTCCGGCAGCGTCTGGAACAGCGGCGCGTCGAGGAAGATGCTCAGCTTGCCGTGCCGGTCTTCCAGTTCGGCCCGCTCATCGATGACGCGTTGCTGGTGGGCTGGCAGGTTGCTGGCGCTATGTTGGGCACCTTCGCCCCAAAGGCTTTTCAGGCGTTCCAGTACATCGTCGGCGGTGTGGCCGTCCCATTCTTTCCCGACCGGCAGCGAGGCAATGATTGGCAGGTGCTTAATCTCACTGACCGGCAGGTGATAGGTCACGGTACCGGCTGGCGTGTCGATGCCTGCGATAATCCAGCCGTCCCACGCGGTGCCGTCGTGGTGTTTCTCGCTCCACCATGACAGGTGCGGATAAGCCCGCATCAGGGAAGAGAACAGGCGCACGCGGTGGTCATACAGCTCATCGAACGTGTGGTAGCCGTCAGACACTTCGCCAGCCCGCTGGCAGCTGCTGACCTTTCGCTCGATGTGACCATTAGATTTTATGACGATATGTTCGCCTACTTCTACAGCGGTTTCTTGGATGCCGAAACCAAGGCGAAGAACCTCGATGATAAGCCCGCCAGATAGCGCCTTATGCACTTTAAAGGTGTCGATTTTTTCGTGACCGCTGAGTATCTTTTCCAGCTCGTCTATTGGCTGTTGCCCGCCATCAAAAACGACGAAATCGACCAGCTGCGTTTTTTCTATGAAGCCTTTCATATGGATATCTCACAGTGAATAAGCCCCCTGTGAAAGCGGGGCGGGTAGGGTTACTCGACCACGTACCAGTCGGTCGCCATCAGATCGCCGGTTGAAGGTGTCCAGCCTGGCACGGCAACCCCCTGCGCGTTTTTCAATACGAAGTTTTGCGCAATGGGATATTTGTCGTCGTTATGGTCAAACGACAGAACTAAGCCTTCCATTTTGAAGAGTTCAACCCACTGGCCCGCACCATTCCAGCCGCTACGAGCAACACGTTTCCCATCTTTCAGCCACATCAGGGCGTCTGAGAAATCAGCGGCTTCAAGGTCTGGACAGTCATCGGCGCGGCGTTTTTCCAGCTCTTCCAGCTCGCTGCGCAACCAGGCGAAGCGCTGCATTCCGGCAGGGCAGCGGAAGCGAGTGCCGAGATTTTGAAGGTTATCGATCAGCTCTTGGAACTCAGCATAGTCAGTTTGCGAGGCGTGCGGCATCGGCTTGCCTTCCAGCGCGTCGAATGCCTTGGTGATTTCGTTGGCAATATCAGTGAGCGTGCTTCCACCGAAGCTGCGCCCGATAAGGATCTGGCTGAGGGTGTGGCGCTTCGCTTCGCCCACATAGTCGAACGCTGGCAGGTTGTCGGCGGTGATGCCGCAGGCGTTAGAGCAAGCAACGCTCGCATCGTCTTTGGTCAGCTGTTCGGCTTCCTGAACCAGCTTATAGCCAGCCTCAAACACGTCAGCCGGTGAATAGGACTGATAGCCGTCTTGGTACTCGACGTAGTAGCCGCCGTGTTGCACGTCATGTTTTTTACACCAGCCATCCGGCACGGTGACTTCGATCATGGCCTTTGCGCCTGGCACATTGACGGTCAGGACATTTGACCAAGCTGCACGCGTAGAACCGTGAATGATGCCAGCACGGACAACCTTGTGACACTTGTACAGCGGTAAATCGGTATTCATGGAATTCCCCTTGAGGGTTATTATTGGCCCGCGCTGAGGCGGGCGGGTATGCCGGTTACGCTTCGTCTGCGTCCGGCTTTAGGTCACGATCTTTCATTGCGGCTAGGTCACGTCGAGCGGCATCGTACACACTGCCTAAAATCTCGACCGCACCGGCCTCAGTGGCTGGCGCTGCCGACGTGTTGATGTAGACGGCATCGCCAAAACGGAAATATTCGAACCCTGCAAAGACCAGCGTTCCCCAATCGTAGCCGAGCGCCTTCAAAAGCCCCTCTTTCTCGACGCGCACGGTCGGGCGCTTCTCATCCCACAGCGCCACCAGATCAGCGTGCTGCTGCTTGATGGCCGCTATGTCGGCACCGACACCCCATGATTTGCTGCGCGGGAAGTTTCTAAGTGGCACAGACGACCAGCCAGTTTTCGGCGTCGGTACCGTCCACAGCTGCGGTTCATGACCGGCAGGGAGGTGATTGATACGGATGCCGGTAAACCAGCGCGAGGTGACAGAATACTGAAACACGGCGATCCCGCCGAACAGCGCGGCAAACTCACGGCCAGCCTTCTGTAACGCCTTGTTCTGCGCGTCCACCTCATCCCATGCTGCCAGCGCTGCCGGTGCCTCTACCTTGAAGTAGCTCATGCGTCACCAGCCTCACCGAATGCCAGTTCGATGGCGTCATGCAGCTTTTCGAACTGTTTGGTGTTGTACAGCTCAGACCACAGCTGCCAGTTTTTAGAGACGTGTGCCCAATCCGAGCCGTGACCAACCTGCAATTTGTGGATTTTGTCGGCCAGCTCAGGCGCGGCTGCAATCAGACCCACGCAGCGCCCGAAATCGTCAGCATCATGCGGATGATTGAAGCGCACGCCATTTACGCCGCCCCATATGGCCGGATCGCCTTCTGACAACACCCACGCCATGTATTCGCTGCTCGCGCCGACCTCATCGCTGCGCAGCCACGCGGCCAGACCCATAGATGGCGCTGCCGGTGCCGGTTCGCGGGCATACGCTGCCACGATCATGTTTGCGGCCTGAATGACCACGTTGCTGCGACTGTCTGCCGGAATGCCAGGGCATTGGCGACCAATTTCTGTAGCAATGGCTGAGAACAGCCCGATTTGATTCAGCTGGTAGGATTTCATCACTCCACCTCGCCGTGAATGTTGCCTTCGCCGTGGTGCTGGTGGCGTGAACTGGTCGGGTGAGACACCTGATAGGTCAGGGTGTAGTCGCCACCTTTCCCATATCCGTTCCAATTGGCAGTCGCTGCAATGATTTCGCCTTGCACTTCTTTGCCGCGATGGTCGGTGTAGTTGACGATGGTACCGATATGGAAGCGCGGGGCGCATGCATTCGGTGCCAGTGGTTTTTTGCTCATTTCCCCTGCTTAGGCACAAGTTTGCCGGTTGTCGGATCCTGCCGCATGTCGCTGTGAAAGACGCGCACGCGGGTTACTTTCATTGGCCTCTGATCGAGGTAGGTCATTTTGCCAGGCGTGAAGATGGCGATATCAGCGATATCGAAGAGCGCGGCGATCCGCTTTATGTCGTCCTGCATGCCAGCCTCTTCGGCGTGCTTCCAGACGGCGGCGCGACCGCGCTCGATTTCCATCAGTCGAGAATGCCTGGCACGCTGTGGCCGGTAATGTGTCGGTTCGCCTTAGCCTGCTGTTTCTGAGCTTGCTCCATTGAGGTCAGGCGCCGGTCAGCTGCCATACCTGCCGATACAACACCATGAGGGCCGGTATTGACCAGAGCGCGACGGCACACGCAGCTGTCGCATGTGCATGGCGACAACCCATTTTTGAATCTGTCAGCCCACTTCTCAATTTCCAATGGTTCCTCAGCCACCAGTGCCGCCTGAGCCTGCCGTCGTTTTGCCTCTTCGCCTGCTAATTGAACATCAAGCGAAACGCGGCGAATAGCTTCCATCTGGCGTGCGCAGATTGCCACGAAGGGAGCCTCAGCAATCGGCCAGCCTGCGACCTTTTTGGCTTTAGGCTTGTTTCGGACTGCCATTGGTGGCTTTTCAGCCGGTGCCGGTGCCGGTTTCACCCGAAACAGCCAGCGCAGGATAGATTTGAACATTTCCTTTCCTCAGAAAACGTGGAGTAGAACGGCCAGCAACGCGAATATGATGACGATGCCGAGTAGAACCAAGTTGGTGGAACTCATTGTGCAGCTGGCTCAGCCGTCTTTTCAAAGTCAGTCGGCATGAAAATCTCATAAACCCGACCATCCTCAAGGAAGTCAGCTTTGATGACGATGGAAGCGCCAGCGCCTAATGTTCCCAAAAAGCCGTAGGATTTCCAGTTGCAAGCATTGCCGTCCTTATCCTTGATGCCGGTGTCACAGTCCTGAGGATCGTGCGAGGCACCCTTACAAGAAGGGCAGCGAAAGGTTTTGCTTGGGATGGCAGCGCGGAAATCGTCACGGGTTTCGAACATGCGCACACTTTTCAGCGAGGGAAAGTTTGCCCGCTGGTAGTAGTTCACGGCGCTGTAATCGCGGCGCTTTTCGATAGCTGATAGCACTTCCAGCTCAGTCATTCCCAGCACTGGCGCATATTCAGCGGTGACACTGCGAATGAAGGTATCCAGTTCGACGGCTCGACCGTCACCGACTGAGCCTTTCATTCCGTCGCGGGCTTGCTGTTTCAATCCTTCCAGCACCGCCTCGTAAGGGCTGACAGCTTTCAGGTCAGCTGCCAGTTTGTCGTCTTGAGTATTCACATGGTTCCTTATGTGGCCTTTCGCCCACGGGTAGTTGAGTGATTGTTGATATTAAGGGTTAGTCGTCCCAGCCGGTGACAATCATGTCGCCGCAGTCGCAGCACACACGATCACCGTGCGCCTTCGTTTCCCAGCTGGTGTGCTGGCATTTTTTGAGATTAGGCTGCGCGTCCAATATACGTTGAAGCCTTTCGGCGTGAGCTTTGGCCTCTTCATAGGCTTCCAGCACAACCGGCAGGATATCGCCATCCATGAGGGCAGTTTTGATTTCAGGCTTCCAGTCTACGGTGTCCGCGTTCGGATCCTGCATGTTGTGGGCCATCGTATCGAAGGCACCCATGAAGCGACCGAACCCGCCCTGACATACCAGCACTTGATAGGCTCGCAGGAGGAACAGGCGGTGAGCGCGGTCGATCCCTACGTTCCAGTCATCCGGTGCGGTCTTCTGCAACTCTTCATTCAGGTCAGGGATAGTGAACCCGCCCCAGCGGCTATCGATACGGTCGGCGGCGCGGTAGAGCTTCCAGAACGCTTCGACCTCATTATCAGACGGTCTTGCCTGCCTGACGTAGCATGTAACGGTAGTGGTCATATTTGGTACCGGTGAGGGTAGGCCAGCGGGAACGTGTCAACGGCTGGCGAAAGAACGGTCAATAATCTGATGACCGTTCACCTTTAGCGGCATTCACTGCACCGCGTGTTTGTATATTAGAACAAGCCGTTTCTAAAATGCAAACAGTTTTCGCTAATGAATAGTCAGAATAGCGCGGGCGGCTGAAATCACTCTGGCGCTTTTGATGTGCAATGAGTTGTAGCTGAAAAGGTTATAGGTACCCATTGCGTAACCGCGCCGGATGGTGGCAACTATCTGCGAACCGTCTTCCAGCTTGCACAGGGCGAAAACGCCGAGGCTATCGACCGGATCGCGGGGCGACTCAAAGAACATTACCCAGCCGTCTGCAAATGACAGGGCTGTGTCCGACGTTCTGAACTGGATCGCGAATACGTCCTCGTCCGGCACACCGTCCGGCAGGGTAATGCGCTCAATTGCGCCTTCGTCGGTGAGGTGGACATAACCGTCTTCCAGAATATGACCGACGATTGAACAGCGGCGACCGGCTGTTTTGGCTTCCTCGATACCGGCATTGATCATGACCTCAGCCAGTGGAACGCCCAAAATCTGGCCGAGCCTAACCGCTTCGGTGAGCTGCATCCGGCGATGGCCGTTGATGGTGCGGGAGAGCTGCGACGGTGAGATATCCATTTCACGCGCAACGCTCCGAAGCGAAATCCTTCGATCTGACATTATGTCATCGAAGAATCGTTTGTTTACGGGCATTAGAACCTCCTGCTCAGCCGCCTACTTCCCCCTTGCTACGATCACTGTTGCTGAAATGCAATCACCCGTATTGCTTTTCACATTCTTTTTTGCGAACATGAAATTCTAATTCACGACATGGTAAAAATTATGCAGCTGGAAGAGTACAGCGATATCAATGCGGTAACGGTCAGAAAGTTCCGCGAACACCTGGGCTTATCGCTCAAAGTGTTTTGGGGTGCTGTTGGCTGTACCGTATCCAATGGTTCCGCTTACGAAACAGGGAAAAGCGAAATGCGCGAGGCCGTCAAACGTCTGGTCTACATGCATTACGCGGCGGGTATCCCAACCGATCCTAAAAGCGAAGAATTCGTGTCGTTCGTAAGACAAATGTCTTTGGCTGACAACGCACGGGTTGCAAATGCCCGTGGATTGATCGAGAAAAGTGTTGAGCAGCTTAGAGACGCTTTAGAAATCGTCGGAAAACAGTAACGGGGTCATCCATGTTAAAGCGTCTATGCAATTGGTACGTCGGTCTGTTGCGCGATACTAATCCGGTCACGTCCTACAACGACTATCAGGAAGGCTTTGCCGACGTGATCGACGTAACGATTGCGACGCTCGTTTTCCTATTCATGCTGTCCCTTACGGTCGGCACCCTCATGAAGTTAGGACTGTTCGCCTTTATGGCGTCTAAGGCTTTTATGTGAGTGAAATACTGGTCATCATCGCGGCGGCGCTGGTGGGTTATCTAATATCGGAACTGGCGCACTCGCGCAAAATCATCATCGCGTCGGCGGGCTTCTTCCTGGCTGGCGCTATGACAACCGCTGCCGTGATCGGCATTTTGGTTTACATGGCAACACTGTCATGGCCCGCGTAGTCTGGCGGTTCGGCACTGGCCGAGCAAGGCTGACCAACAAGGTCACGCTGCCGAAGAAGCCGGTCAAATGGTGGGGCGAGGCTTGGTTTTTACAGCCTGACGGCACCAAACTCACAACAACATGGCACTCAAAAACGCCAATCATTTACGAGGACGCTTACAAGGCGATGCACGCCGTTGTGGCCGACCTCAGAGTCGAAAACGGTGAAAACGGTGCGATAGACGCCGGTTTTTACATGGAATGCCGATAATTCAACCCAAGAAGGAAAGGAAAGTGAACTCTGAAAATAACGCTGTGATCAAAAGAACGCTCGACCTGTTCAGCCTGCTGACCGGCAAGACTTTCACCGCCGTCGAAGTGCGCCACCTCAATCACCTCTACCGCATGGTGGTCGAGACTGAAAACGTCAGCGTGGCAACCGAAGCACTGCGCACCGGCTCGACAGCGCCAGTGGTCGAAAGCATCCTGAGCCACGGTCTACTCGACGCAATCCGCCATTGCCCTGAGCATTCCGCATTGACTGACGCCACCCGCGAGGCAATCGCGACCGGACGTTCGGCTATTCTTGTCGATCCCGACGCCACGCCAGCCGTGACGCTTCTGGAAAACGTCTACAAAGAGCCTGAGTTGACGCCAAAACCTGAGCCGGTGCCGGAAGAAACCCGCCCGACAGCTATCAAGTCAGCCGACACCCGCTGGATGCCTGGCTACAACTACAAAATCATGGTGACGTATCGCGACCGCAGCCGGTACGACGAAGCCTATACCGTCCATTACGTTGAGCGTCCGTCTCAGGAAGAGTTTGACAGCCACTTCAAGCTGTTCTTGACCGGCGAAGCTTATGTTCACATCAAACAGGCCGATGGCCGTTCTAAGTCGTGGAACATCACCCACGAATATTCGAAGCACATCGACGCTGACGGCCACATTATCAAAGAGAAAGTAGTCGAGACGTTCGACGCAGACGAGAACTGGCCGAACGATAAGCAATGGCGCATTAAGTTCTTTGACGTGCGGATCGGCAAGCTCAACTACGTCTATTTCGCCTACCAGCCGAGTGGCATGACGCTGGCGAAGTACCACAAAGGCAAAGTATTCGCCGTCGCTGAGCAGCGCCCATCATGAGCAAATCACGCAACAAAGCCGAAAGAGAGCACCTGACCCGCGTGGCCGAGCTGGGCTGTGTCGCCTGCCGCAATGCTGGGCTGGGTGAGACACCGGCAGAAATCCACCATATCCGCGCCGGACAAGGGCGCGGCCAACGCGCCAGCGACTATGACACGATCCCCCTTTGCCCGTGGCATCACCGGCAGGGCGGTCACGGCAAGGCTATCCACGCCGGACAACAGGCATGGGAAGAGAAGTTCGGTACCGAGCTGGAATTGCTGGCGCAGGTTCGCAGCGAGCTGGGGGTGGAAGCATGATCCCCGTTGAAACAGTACAGGCCATATTCACCAGCCAGTTGGGTACTCAGGCCGCTGCCGTGCGATTCGGTGTTGCCCTGTCCACCGTCAACAAGATCCGCGAGCGCAAGATCCGCAAAGCAGCCACCGAGGGGCTTAATCGCTGCCCGCCGCTGGATCGCCAGTCGAGCCGGTGCCGCAGCTATACCCTCCGCGAAGCCGAGGAAATCAGGCAGCTGCACAGCCACGGCGTTTATAGCTGCCTTGAGCTGGTCGCTATCTACGGCGGTCGGGAAAGTTCAATGTACGCCCTGCTGCGCGGCGCTCTTTACAAGGTGCCACGCCCATGATCCTGCCCGATGTTGTGCGGGCTGTCTTTACCAGTCCGCTGAACCCTGCCGATGCTGCCGCTTACTATGGGGTGTCTCAGAGTTACGTATCGCAGATCCGCCACAGGAAGTGGCGAAGAGAAATCACCGCAGGGCTGGCGCTGCCGAAATGGCTGGATACGGTGCCGAGCAAAAAACACAAGCTGACCATACGCGAGGCGACCGAAATCAGGGAGCTGTACGCTGCCGGTGTCTTCAATCAACCGGAGCTGGGCAGGCTGTACGGATTAAGCCAGCCCGCGATTTATGGCGTAGTGCATTACAATACCTACAAACCGAAGAAGGATATCCCGTGGCCTGGACAGAAGAAGATTTCGCCGCCCATCAAAAGCGACAGGCCGCTAAAAAGTCGAAAACGCCGAACCCAAAGGCGAAAATGCAGGCTCTTGGACGCCTCAAAACCGGACAGCAAAACAAAACGGAGCTGAGCTATGAACAGCACCTTGAGCTTAGGAAACATCGGGGTGAGGTGGCTTGGTTCAAGTTTGAGGGTGTTAAACTGCGTCTGGCCGACAACACGTTTTACACCTGCGACTACTTCGTAATGCTGACGAACGGTGAGCTTGAGGCCCATGAGGTAAAAGGCTTCTGGACTGATGACGCGAGGGTTAAAATCAAAGTCGCCGCCGAGTTGTACCCGTTTCGTTTCATCGCCATCACCAAGGAAAAAGCAAAGGACGGTGGGGGCTGGAAGTTTGAGGACTTTTCGAGTCGCTAAGGTGTTTCGATTCTGGCAACAGTGGAAGTGTAACGGCAACAGTGATTCGACCATAAAAAAAGCCCGCATCAAATCCGTGATGCGGGCTGTGTGAGGATAGCAAAATGCTCAAAAGCAAAAACTCTGAGGTGTCAGTATGATGCCTGATTACGTTAACGTCAAACATGTGGTCGCGAAGCGGTACCACATCTGCTGTGAATGCCACGGCGCTATCAAGCCGCTGTACGTCTACGAGAACCAGTCCGGCAAGTGGGACGGTGAATTCAGCCGGTACAAGACCTGCCTGCCGTGCGAACAGGCTCGCGACTGGCTTCTCCAAGAGTCCGATTGGGAAGGATTCGGAGAGGACGGCGCTTTTCAGTTCGAAATGCTGCGTGACCATCTGCGCGAGCAGGCACGGGAAGGCGACCGTAAGTTTTGGTTCCGCGCCCTGCGTCACGTCGTCAGCATGGATCAGCGCAAGGTTGCCCGTCAGAAGCTGGTCGAACAGCTGATGTTCGAACACGCCATCACAGTCAAACCGCATCACCTGAAAAGCGCCGAGACATTCCTCAACGCCTACGCACCGAAGCCACTACCTGAGACTGCGCCATTATGAGCTACAAACTGATTTATGCTGATCCACCGTGGCAGTACCAAAACAAGATTTCGAACGGTGCCGCTGCGAACCATTACCCGACCATGAAGCTTGAGGACTTGAAGCGCCTGCCGGTCTGGTCGATTGCCGCTGATGATGCCGTGCTTTGTATGTGGTTCACCGGCAACCACGTCGATGAGGCCAGAGAGCTGGCGAAAGCATGGGGCTTCGACGTTCGCACCATGAAAGGCTTTACGTGGGTGAAGCTCAACGAGCTGGCGCAACAGCGCATCGAGAAGGCTTTGCGCGAGCAGGAAATCCACGACATTTACGACTGGTACAACCTGTTAAACGCTGAAATCGTCATGAACGGCGGGAACTACACCCGCGCCAACAGTGAGGACATGCTGATTGCTGTACGCGGTGCCGGTCTGGAACGCGCCAGCGCTGGGGTTAAACAGGTCATTGTTAGCAGCCGCGACGAGCACAGCGCCAAACCGGCAGAGGCCCGTTCGCGCCTTGAGCAGCTTTACGGCGACGTGTCCCGCATCGAGCTTTTCAGCCGTGGTGACGCGCCTGGCTGGCACCATTGGGGGGATGATTGCCCGTTCCCTGATATCGAGCTGGTACCGGCGACCTTCAACCCGCTGCCGAATTCCCGCGCTTCGCTGGTTAAGGCTCAGTCCGGCCACTATCAGCCCGTTACACCGTCACCTTTGTGGATTGGCATCGATCCCGCTGCCGGTGATGACCAGACCGTACACCGCCGCATCGAGGTGACGCGCCAAATGGTTGAGCTGGCCGGTACCGGAAAGCGCAAGCCTATCGTGCTTGGTTTCGGGGTGGACGTTCCGATGAAGTACCGCCCAATCATCACCTTCACCCCTGCCGAGAGGGCATATATGGCCTCACTGGTGTCCCGTGGAATTGTGACCATGACCGGCGTCGATCCCGACGATGACGATGACGATGACGACATGGGGCTGGTCATGAAGAACGCGGGGGCTGACTTATGAAAGCTCTTTCCATCCGGCAACCGTGGGCGTGGCTGATCGTCAACGGCCACAAGGATATCGAGAACCGCAGCTGGCGCACGAAATACCGTGGGCCGGTGCTCATTCACGCCAGCATGGGGATGACACGGCATGAATACCTGCTGGTGCAGGCAATTTGCGAAAGCATGCCGTCAAGTCACCGCATCACTCTGCCGCCGTTCGATGAGTTAGAGCGCGGCGGCATCGTCGGTGTCGCCACCATCACCGATTGCGTCGAGGAAAGCCCGTCGCCGTGGTTTTTTGGCCCTAAGGGCTTCACCCTGACAGACGCCTATCCGGTGCCGTTTGTGCCTTTTAATGGCCGTTTGTCATTCTTTGAAACGGGACTAATGCCGCTTGAGAAATACGCTGCCGGTACCTATGCGATGCCCGATGACATGCGAAGCGGAAACCCACACGTCGATTACGATCATGTGCTGGTGAAGGTACCGGAAGGCGGTGTTTCATGAGTTTTCAGGCAATGACATGGGCCACCGAGCAGGAATTGAAGTCGAACGAAAAGATTGTGCTGGTCATGCTGGCAAACCGCTGCAACCACGACACCGGACGGTGTGATCCTGCCCACAAGCGTCTCGCTCGCGAGTGCGGCATGAGCCTGTCCACGTTGAAGCGTTCTATCGACAAATTAGAGAGCTATGGGCTTCTGACCATCGAGCAACGTGTGGTCAACGGCGTCTCGCTACCGAACCAGTACCATTTACATTTAGGGGTCAGTTCACAGGGAACCCACTCAGTTCAAAACAGCAAGGGGGTAGGGTCAGATTTAGGGGGAGGGGTAGGGTCAGAGCGACCGGCACCGTCGGTTCACAGTGAGCTACAAACCAGTAATCTTAACCAGGAAGTTAAACCTGTAATTAAAACCATTCCCGCCGCTGATAAATCAGCATCGGTCGCTGGTGGTGGTTTGGTGGGTGAAGTGTTGCCAAAATCGAAACATATGGACGGAAAACCGGAACAGGAAACGGCTTTCCAGCTGAAATGCAAAGAGACGTGGCACTCCTACAAGACTGCCTATGAGCAGCGCTACCAGACGGCACCGGTTCGTAACGCTCGCGTCAACGGGCAGGTGAAGACACTGGTTAACCGGCTGGGGCAGGAAGCTGCGCCGGTCGCCGCCTTCTATGTGATGAACGTCAACGAGGCGTTCGTCACTCGCAAGATGCACGATTTGGGGGCGCTGGTGTCTGGCGCTGAGGCTTACCGGACGCAGTGGGCCACCGGCAACGCGATGACCAACACCCGCGCCCGCCAGCTCGACCAGTCTCAGGCCAATTTCAACGCGGCAGGCGAGGCGAAAGCCATGCTGAGGGAAAAACGCGCACGGGAGAGGGGCGAAAATGCTGAATGACCATGAGACAGAGCAGCTGATCGACCTGCTATGTGCCACGGCTGAGGTGTTAGGCCATGAGGTTCGGCCCGCTGCCGCCATGTTGATGGCTGATGACCTGTCAAAGTACCCGCTCGACGCCTTGAGGAAAGCGCTGGCGCGGTGCCGTGCCGAGCTGAGCGGCAGGCTGACACCGAAAGCGATCCTCGACCGGTTGCAGGATGGCGGCGCGTGGCTGACCGCGAATGAGGCGTGGGCTGTTGCCCTGCCTGCTTTCGATGAAGCTGCGACCGTCGTCTGGACTGACGAGATTGCGAAGGCTTGGGCGATTGCGCTGCCGATCATGCAGGCACGGGACAAGGTGGGCGCACGGATGGCGTTCATTCCCGCTTATGAGCGATTGGTGCAGGCAGCACGCGAGACAGGGAAGCCCGCGCACTGGTTCCCCTGCATTGGCTGGGATGCTGGCATGCGAGAGCACGCCGTCGAGAAGGCCCGAACGGCTGGCCTGCTGCCACCGCCCAAACCGGTACCAGCGTTACCCAACCCCGAAGGCACGAAGGATCGGCGCGTCGAGCTGGTGGCCGCGCTGCGCAACCTGTCCGAAACGATGAAGACCAACGCCGAGCAGGAAGATGAGGAACGCGCTCAGCGCCGTGAGGCCGAACGGCTGGCCTTCGAAGCCCGCAAGGCTGAGGTAGTAGCTCAGGCGCTGGCACTGGATGAACAACACAAACTGGCAGAGCCTAAGGCGGCAGGAGGTGACGCATAACGAATTGAACGCGCTCGCGGTGAGGTGGCTCAAGCGGCCATCGAGCGGGAACGGGCCAGGCTGTCAGCTGGCATTGTCTGAGGTCGGCGGGCTGTACGGTGGCGAGCGTGCCGACGCTTTCGGGTACCGGTGGGGATTTGACGGCGGTTCCGTGGTTGTCGAGTCGAAGGTCAGCCGGTCGGACTTTCTGGCAGATCGGGCGAAACCACACCGAAACGGAAAATCGGCCGGCATGGGAACGTACCGGTATTACATCTGCCCTGAGGGCTTGATCGGCCTCGATGACCTTCCCGAACGCTGGGGGCTTTTGTGGGTGAACAAGCGCGGCCACATCAAGCTGAAAGCCGGTCACATCTGCGCCTATCTGGCTGAGGGTTATCGCGGTCGCGACCTCGCGCCGTTCTGGCAGCATCCGGCAGACACGCGTTTCGAGCTGGACATGCTGGCGCACGCGCTGGTGCGGTTCGGGGATCCTGAGGAAACCAAGGAGCTGGTGCGCGGCGCACATCGAGAGCGTTCCCGCCTGGCTGGCGAGATAGACCGGCTCAACGAAGAGATCAGGCAGTACCGGCTCGACCGCTGGAAGCTGCATACCTA